TAGCAACAACTAAATCGCCAACTGTGGACGCAATGTCCATGCTGGTGATGATGCCAGCGAAACTGACGGAATCAGTGCCGGATGTTGTGCCAGTTGTAAACAACTCGAACGTGGCGTCTGCAGTATCTGCACTGGTAAGTACGTCCTCAACAAACGCTGCTTGACCAGTTGCGTCTGGGTCGTACACCAGTTCAACGGTGCCGGAACCGCTAACCAAGCTGCCGACAAATGAACGGGATGTGTCGCCGTGATCGGTAACGTCTAGCGTGTCTTTGGTGATGCTTAGCGTCCAGCTACGGGTTCCAACGATGGTGGCGTTGGAAGATCCAGCAGCGTCAAACTGAACAGCACCTTGTTCACCACGAAGGATGGCCATGGCTGGGCATAAAAGGGTCTATGCCGTGATTCTACTCTGTCTTAGTCGTCATGGGCAATCAAACGCTTTACTTCTTGCCTTTGGGTTTACGACGTTTATGTTGGTAACTTATCTTTTTTGAGCCGGTCTTTTCACGTTTAAATCGTGCTTTTTCCGCAGGTGACATCTCTCCTGTTGTCTTAGGCGTCTTCGCAGATACCCGTTTCGATGGACGGCACGCTGGGTACGCTCTGTCTTCGCCTTTGGAGCGTCCACAAGGCTTTCCGGTCTTTACATCGACCCATTTCTCATCAAACCAGCGACTAAGCCCGCCCTTAGGCTTGCTGGCCTTACTTGGTTTTTTTGGCTTTTTTCGTTCCGCCATCACTTACTTTTCGGTAGGTGCCGCCACGCTTCTTATATTCCCGCACCAGCCAAGCATTGGCATAGGCGCTGGGATATACAGCGAATTTACGCTTAGCAGCCGCTTTGACACGGCTATAAAGCGCTTTATCTGTGGGCTCGTTTCTAGTTGCCACAGGTGCAACGCATTTTTTTAGAGCCCTTCTTCATGCCCTTCTTTTTCTTGCCAGGGGGACGACCCTTCTTTGTACCGTAAGTTCCAGGGCCTTGGGGCATGATGGGGATCATCTTTGGTCTAGTCTAGCCCTTCATACCAGTCAGCAGCCACATTGAAGTGCCCCAAGTGCGGATCGTTTCGCGTGCGTGTCGTTACAACCAAAAGAACTGTTGATGGACCGTACGAAATAGTGCGTCGTAGACGCTGCGCTAGCTGTGACTTTCGCTGGTACACCGCACAAGCGCCGGAAGTAATAGTTGACTCGGACGTTATGACTTGGGTGGGGGATGAGATCAAACTGAAAATTCATCCGTTATTTGGTTTACCTAGCGAATTTGAAGTGGCATCGACGGATCCAGGGCTTGCTTAGTACAGCCGATAAGACGTAGTGCCCATTGCCTCTGGTTTTGCCAAGTTAAATTGTTGTAAAACTAAATAGCCGAATGCGTCGAATGCGTGGTCTACTCCTAAGTTTTTGTTAGGTAGGCCGGTGTTTGGGGTATAAGTTAGTGTCCTTAAATCCTTGATTAGTTGTTTGCAGCGTGGGTGAATTACCGTTCTTCGCGTTCCAGCAGCGTCGAATAACGCGGTGTTTACTGCTGTTATTTTGTCCCGAATTTTCCAGGGTGCTTTTGGTGATTGAACGTTAAAGCCGCTGCGGCGTAAAATCGTGTGGTCCGTTACGCCGATGCCAGAAGTTTTTCTTGCGCCGCCTGTGGGGTCAGGACACGCGATTATGCGACGATCCACGCCATAGCGGCGGGTTACTTCTTCTGCGAAGTCCCAGGTGGTTGCTCCGCCTCGCAACATGATTTCGTCGAAGACGTATAGGGTGTCATTATCTTTTACGGCGCAAATGCCGGACATTGGGTCAACGTTAAAGTCAACGCCTAGTAGTAAAGGCAATACTTTGATGTCTTTGGCTTCGGTTGATATGTTTTCGTCGCTGAAACTTATAGCGACTAGACCCGTTAAGTTCTCGAAACTGGCTTCAAATTCTTGGCGGAATGTACGAGAGTCAAGTTGGGCTCGGGCTGCTTCAACTTCGTGTGCAGGAACATTGCCACCCTCGATTGTTGTGTAGCACCAGCGGATCCAATCGCCTGTTTTGTCTTCTTCGCAGTAGCACCACAAGTCGTAGAACCAGCTGGCCGTTCCATCTGGGGTAGAGATGAATAGTGCCCAGCCTTGTTTGTCCGCTAAAGCGGGGCGGATTACCTCGAACCAGACTTCTGATTCCATGAAGGCGGCTTCGTCTAGCACTACTCCGGCTAAAGATCGGCCACGAAGGGCCATTGCGTTTTCTGTTCCTTTTAATTCGATCGTGGAATCGTTTACAAGATCTAGGCGTAAGTCAGTTTCGTTCTTGGAGCGGATGTATTCCTTTGGGATTGTCTTTTTTAGCGTTTTCCAGGCAATGTCTTTTGCCATTCGATATGTTGGGGCGCAGTAAAAGTAGGTTTCGCCAGGACGTTCCAGGGCTTTGGTGAATAGTTCGATGCAGGAAAGATAGGATTTGCCGAAGCGGCGGCCTGCTACCAGTATGCGGAATCTTTCTTTGGCGCTAAATACAGTGCCTTGGGCGGGACGAAGGCTTATATCAAGGGTTTTCGCCAAAAGTGTTATTTACTCGGGTTTTTCGATCTTAACGTGGATTTCAGGTAATGTGCTACTTTCTTCCACTTGATCGCAACCGACCATGCGTGCCAGGGAATCGAGAACGTTGGCGGCTGTTTGCATTTGGCCCCGTTTCATGGCGGAGTTGTAGAGGCGGGAGCGCATAGAAAATATTCTGGAGGCCATATCTTCGCGTTCACGCTCGAAATCTTCGCGGTTTAGGACTTGGACTGCTTTCCAATCGCGGAATGCAGTGGCACGCCCCACCTGTTCTTTGCTTGCGTGGTCGAGTACCAGTTGGAGAGCGGGTAAACCCTCTAATTGGCGGCGATATAGGCGAAGAATGCGAGCTTCTTGGATGTCCTTTGGGTTTTTCGGACCACCGATTCTTTTTACTACCTTCTCTTCGGTGGTGTTTTCGTCCATAACTAGGAAACAACCTTTGCAGCCACAATAGCAACATGTAAAGCCATATCTAGGGGTCTTTTTTATTTTGGGGTGTAGCACATGAGAAGTGTGTTTCTTGACCCCTGCCCCCGGGTAGCACAATAGATAAGTTTGGCAGTATTTATTTAAGTTCCCCGCCCGACCTTAAGCAAATGTGAAGATCGCAATCCTGCCCCCATTTGGTAGCAACCGATACAGTTTATTGGAGCACAATGGACTACATTAAGAATGTGGAGGGGAGGCACTAGCGGCCACCTCCAACAACTGAGAATCTGCCGTCAGTAGCCGGGAAAACGCTTCGCAGCTTGCTGCCTTAGCGCGATCCAGGGTGAACAGCCGCAGTGATCAGTTGCCCATTGTAGCACCTAGACAATTTTGTAATGTTGGTGAAGCGTTTCGACGCGTGACAACGACCCACTGACCTGATCTAACTCATCATGCAACATTCAACTGCGCATACGTTCAAGGTTCAGCAGTCCTGCACGGTGAAGCTCTATACGAGTAGCTACCGCGATGGCGCTGAAATTGACATCCGCGATACTGAAACGGCAAACAAAGTGTCAATCGAGGGTCTCACCATTGCACAACTGCAAGGCGGGATAATTGATTACGTGAGTTCGCTCGGGTATCGCAAGGAAGACGAGGACGCGGAGAAGTTTCTACGCAAGCTATCCACTGAGCTAGCCAAGGCTCTGCCTCAGGAGGTAGCACAATGAGAAGCCAGGTACAACGCTGGGCCGGCATTAAAACCGGGTGGGTTCCCGCTTACGGCGGGCGACCACGCACCAAAAAGCAAGCCGAGTTATTCGCTCGGCTCTGCAATGTCCTAGACGGCGACCGGTTCACCTACAAAGTGAAAACGCTTCCAGTCGAACTTCCTTCCTTTCTTTAATCAAACGCCCCAGGGTTAACGCTCTGGGGTTCTTACTTTCTTTGATCCCATGGCAAGAATCACAACTGCTCTATCTGCTGATGACTTAAGCCGTCTTATTGACGGTTTAGAAGGAACCAGAGATTTAGATGTAGAGCCTATCGACCAGGACAGAACCGATCAACTGCTCTGCCGTTTGGTCAACCTGTTCGACCAGGTTATGGCCGACGAACTCCAACCATTAGAAGCTTCGGAGTTTCACCACACGGTCGAAGAGCTAACAAACCTCGTCTTTAACTAATCAATGGCATTAACACCGACACAAAAAATCGCTTTATGTGTTGCTGACTTAGAACGCTGTGATGACCTTTTAACGTCATTGTGGCATGAAGACAGCCGAAGAGAAGTACAGGCACGCCGTAAAGCTCTTTTGAAAATCTGCATTCAAGAGGCGGACCAGATAAGTATGGAGTTCACCTATCCCGGTGAGCCATGCCATCCACGGTTTGCAAAGCTATGAAAGCAAAACGGCCCCAACTAGGGGCCTTTTTAATGCCAATCTCAGGGATAGAAGAACTCACAGAACCATAAAAGAGCGTCAGTATTGACGACATAATCGGACTCACTCCAGGGAACGAACCAGTCCTGATGCTGGATAACGGGGCGGCGGCCAGCCTGCCAAGCAACCGAACCACGGTCCAGCTCACCAAGAATGCGGACCGATGGACCGCCCCAACTGAGCAGAATCTCGAACTGATCAGGCTCTAGATTCTCGTTCTGTTCGTCAGTCGTGGCTGATAGAGCCATCTGGCAGGCGTAGATGCTGACAGCATCCTGCAACTCGTCTTGCGTTCCAGGTGCTCGGTAACTGCTCATTTCACGCAGCAGATCCGCCGCATCTTCGGTGAGCGGGTCGGAGTTGTCGGCGGGTTCTACGTTCCAGAAAGAGAGTTCGTAGAGTGCTTCGATGATTTCAGCGGTGGATTGAGCAGACTTTGCAGCGTGGCTGGTTTCGGTTGCGGTTTGCATGTTGCGGTGTTGGTTGAACTGATGCTACTGTAGCAGAGTAACCAACAGATTCAACCGATGACCCACGACATTCTCAGAATCGAAGAGGTGGAGGTGATCCGATCGCACCACACCGGAGAGATTGAACTACGAGTTCACGCCATCGTTGGCGAAATGGTGCAAACCGTTCCAGCAATCCTTTATCCGCCGGATATTGCGGAACCTGCCCAGTTTGGCCCCGCTCATTGCGTTGCCAACGTCACGGTTTACCTAGACGACGTTCAGTGGGAGATCGCAGAATGAAGCGCACCAATCAAGAAAGGGATGCACAACTAGAGGAAGCAAAGCGACTTCTAGACATGGGTTTGAAGCGGGCAGACGTGGCCGCAACTTTGCAAAGGGACTATGCGTTGAGTCGTGCGACAGCTTATCGGGACTGTGAGTCAGCCGATATTCAACGCTTTGCAGAAGATGCGGGCATCGATGCAGATTCCGTTCCAGGGATTAGCTACGAAGACCGCGACGCGCTGATGCGAATGACGCGCCAACTGTTAATCACTGCCTTTAAAGGTGGCAACGTTCAAGACTATGCACGTTTAGTCCGTGAATACGAAAGACTCGCTCGAATGGGTGGGTTGAAACAGTTGTCTCAAACAGCTTGAGATTTTGTCTCACATGAAAATGAATCGATTCACGCTCCAGGAACTTCACCTACTTGCTGACTCCCTCTATTGGGAGTTTGCAATCTTCGAGAAAAGTGGGTGGGCTGACTCTGCACGTTCCAGGGAGTTAGCACAACTCCAAGCCAGGATTCACAAGTACATCGAAACCCACGGGCACCAACAATGAACGAAGCACAAACGCTCCAGCAAAATAAGTTCCCTAATTGGAAGCCAGATGAGGTGAGAATCGTAAGTCTCACTTATGTAATGGACGATCCAGGGTTAAGCAGTATTGAAAGCATCAAGTGTTGCAAGACTCTTGCGACTTCGTTGGATGAAGCCGTGAAACGTGCCAGGAGAAAGTACGGACCAGGGCATCTCAACGCTTGGGGTTGCCATTGCTTACCCCTTGATGGGTGGCTTTTAGGTGGGGGTGAGTTGATGCCCGGTAAACAAGATAAGAACCACCGGGAAGATTTACACCTGATGGGGTACTGATTTATGGCTTTTTACGTTTTCTACTCTTCCTACTACCACACTGAAAATGCCGTTGAAGCTTTTAGTGAAGAAGAAGCACGCGCCAAGCTAACGGTAATTGAGTGGCTCCAAGGATTACACGATCCAGCAGCCCCTTGGAAGTTAGTAGACGTTAGGGATTAGGCATAGGGCCAGGTCATTTGTAGATCAGCGGCATATACGTCCTCATCGTTTATATCAATAGGGCGTTCTGCCACATAAGCGTTGAACAGTTGCTTTAGACGTTCCAGAGTCATTCTTAGTGCTCTGGCTTGTTTAGCCACGTTCATCTGTCCCGTATAGAGACATTCCAGTGCTCTACTTAGTTCTTTAGGGCTTGCTGGGCCGTATAAAGGTTCATTCTCTCTAACCATTGACACTCCGCCCCACGTAATTCTAACTCACTGAGCAAGCGAACTTGGGGTGCTCCACTGCGGCGGGCTACTACAACCGCTCCACATTTGGGCCGTAACCCAGTCAGGTGCTGCAATCCCAGGGAATACGCTCCAGTCTGGCAGATGTAGTTTGACAACATTTCTTCACTGCGGGCGTTAACGCTGGTCTTCCAGTCAGCGATGCAGAGCTTTCCGTCTAAGTCGATAAGGGCGTCAGCCGTTCCAGCCCAGCCTCGTGGATCATGGATGGAGAACTCGATGGCATGAATGGCCGTTACGTTCTCTCCGATCCAAGACCGTAGACCTCGGGCGTACCCAGAGGCGCTCCAGGAGACCCTAGGAGCCCCTTGAATGGCTTTTTCGATTGCCCAGCTAGTGATTCCTTTGGGGGCACGTTCCAGGCCGTCATCTCCAGCCCTCCAGCTACCTCGCTTGTTTGCAGACTGTCGCGCCAGCTTTGCTGCCGTCTTGAGGACATATTCCGCGTGATTGTGCGCCAAAGTGCCGCGCTGGCAAGCAATGTCACGCTCCATGGGAGCAGTTGGGCGTTCCAGCCAGCGGTCGAGTGCATCTTTCTGCCATTGGGGTGAGGTTTCTTTCAGGATGTGTGTCACTGAGGCGTAAGACACGCCGGACTCATCGCGATACACACGGTGCGGACCAGAGTCGTCACGTTCCAGGGTCCAGCGGCGTAAACCAGCTAGTGCGTTTTGGGAATCAGTTGCTTGCATCTACCAAATCCATTTGATTCTTGAGCCACGCTTTTTGTAGCTGGTGAGCTTTGGGTGCTATCAAGTGCATCGAACTAACAATTCCAGTGATATTTCCTACTGAAATCGAAACACTGCCATCTTCCAAAATTGTGGTGATCGTCTCTGGTAAAGGTTTTTCGTAGTGACGATCAGGCATTGAAAGGCTAAAGCTGATTAAGTGTATGCAATAAAAAAGGGGCGGTTAAGCCCCTGAAACATGCTGTTTTACTCAGCACTGAATGGGTTGCCATCATCCAGCATTCGATCGATGTCGAAGCCAGCTTCTAGGGCATCGTCCCAGGCAGCTTTAGTGGTCTTTTCAGTGCCCTTCTTTTGTGGGACAGGGCGCAAGCTGTACTCACTCGCTTTACCAGAACCTTCTTTGCCGAGAACAAAGTCGTGCTCTAGCAGATTGGAATAATCCTCCATTTGGGAGATGCCATCCAACTCACGAAGGATGCTCTTTTGGGTGATTTGGATTATTTCGACTCTTGCAGTTGTGTAGTTGTAAACCGGAGCAGCAACTGCAAATTTGCTGGGCTCGGCACTTTCACCATCGAAGCTTGCACGACGCTCAAAGTTGTCGCCCATCTCAGCTTCGATTTCTTCTGAAGTGGGGTCCTGCACAAAACGGAACGGCTTCTTTTTGTCGTTGCCGTCTGTAGATACGCCCCAGCACTCGTAGAACTCGATGGGCTGATCGCTAAGCAAAGCAAAGCGAACAGTCTCGCCGGAAGGAATTTTGGAAGGGTTTAGATAGGGGCGGTCGCCGCTGCCTGCTACTGCAGATGAGGCTTTTTTGGAAAGAAATGGCATTTTGTAGATGCTGAGGGCTGATTGCCCGGTGCTCTAAAAAGGTAGCACACTGACAGCGGGTGTCAACTGTTGTAGAATGAAAAAACCTCCAGGGCCGGAG